TTCCAAAGGGGCTTATCAGGACAAAAAAGGGCATAAATACAGAAAAAATAAAAAGTACAACCGAAAGAGGGATTATCCGTTCAGCATAAACTGCCAAACCTGTGCACCAGCTTATGCTTTACGATTAAGAGGATTTAATATTACGGCAAAAGGGAACACTCCGGGTTCCAAACTCGAATATTTAAGCAAAGGACGTGCCTTTGAAGTTTGGAAGAACACAGATGGAACACCAGCGAAACATGTTAGTATAAACGACTGGTTACGGTCTAAGGATTACTTGAAAATGACACCTCAAAGGTATATGGAATATTTTAACGAAGTCTGTAAGGATGAAGGAGTCTATGAATTATGTATAGGATGGAAAAGTGGCGGTGGACATGCAACTATTTTGCAACGGTTCAAAGATGGAGAACTGAGGTATATAGAACCACAAAGCGATAATTCAAAAGGCTCTGGAATGGAATGGAAAGATATCAAATATTTGTGTGAAATAGGAGCTCCAAACTCACACAATTGTAGAGGCATTATGAGAATAGATAACAAATTATTCAATCTAAATTTCCTTAGTATCTTTAATATATAAGTCAATGAAATCAAAAACAGAAGGCCCGGTTATTTCGACTGCCTCACCTCCCTTATATAAGTACAAAAATGGGAATCCTACAACGGTATCGTCCGGGAGACGAAGCAACCATGCTTTTTGGTTGTCGACATCACCTAGATATTCAAGGTGTCCACCGTACTGTTCCATTACACTACGAGCCTCGTTCTTTACTTGTTCAGGTATGTTCATAACATAATATATTAAAGATAATTTGATACCTCGTACAAAATTACGAATTATTCTTGAATTACTGTACCTTATGGATATAAAAGATTTTGCAAAATTGATAGAACAGAAACACAAGGAGCTGGATGAGATGATGCGCCGTAAGATGCCAGTTGTGGCTGGACGTATGGCCAAAGACCATTTTCAAAACAACTTCCGGTTAGGAGGCTTTGTGAACGGAGGACTGCACCCGTGGCCGAAGTCCAAGCGGCTCTCCTCCGGTAGAACCGATGCCGCCGGCAACTACGACACGCTACTTTCCGGTCGCAATCATCTATTCAAATCAATCAAATACATACCGTCTGACTACCGGGTAAAAATATCGAACGATGTGATCTACGCCCCCATTCACAACTGGGGTGGATCTGTCTCTGTAACTGTTACAGATCGTATGAGGCGTTTCGCATGGGCCAAGTACCGAGAAACCTCGGGCGAAACAAAGAAAAATACGGGGAAGAAAAGCCGGGGAAAGGCGACAAGCAAACGACCAACCAACCCACAGGCGCAGATGTGGAAAGGACTTGCCCTCACCAAGAAAAAGAAACTGAACATACACATTCCACAACGACAATTTCTTGGCGATAGTGAGGAGCTCAACGAAAAAATAGAAAAGAGAATCGAAAAAGAAATCAGAACTATATTAAACTTATAAAATCATGGAAGAAATTTTTATCACCATCATGGAGCAAATCGCCCGTGAAATGCCGGATCTGTCGCTCATCGACGAGGACTACGGCCAATTGGAAATGGGAGCCGACGAAGACCACTACCCGGTCACCTTCCCCTGCGTGCTGATCGGAAACACCGATTCGAACTGGCACGACCTCGGCTACGGGGCGCAGAACAGCGAGTCGTTCATTACCGTGCGCCTCGCCATCGACTGCTACCACGACACCAGTCACGCCTCGGGAACCTACGAGAAAGTACGCGAACGCCAGCAGACGGCGAACAAGCTGTACCAAACCTTACAATGCTTGCAGTGCTCGGAAAACGCATCGCCGCTCGTGCGGGAGAAAAGCCGGGAATATGCGCTGCCGGGATATATCAAGGTGTTCGAGACGACCTTTTCGTTTACGTTGCACGACGAGTCGGCGATGGAATCATAGTGTGGGAAACAGTTCGAGCTGTGAGGCTTTCAGCCGGGGAACTTTCACTTTGGGCAGGGGCTTGAAGTCCTTGTCGGTCCCCTCGCGGGACTTACGCCGGATAATAGTCATGATACGCTCCTCGGAGATAAAGAACTCACGCTCCGACAGAATGCGCAGCGCGTCATCGAACCGCAACCGTTGCACCTCGGTCCAGTAATAGTAACGGCGGCACAACGCCTCGTCCCTCAGCTTGATCAGTTCTTTGTCTCTCCCTTTGCCCATAATGCAAATATAATTGATTTTCACCCGTTTTGTATAAAAAAAGTGCCGATTTTTCACATTTCGGCACTTCCTGTTTAAGGAGTCAACGACTATTCTGCGAATCGCCATCGGCCCCGATTCATGACCTTATTCTTTACGATTCGGTCATTCCCAACGGTATGGGTCTCCACATGCTGTTCCTATCTTTCATCTCGGCGCGGATAAACTGCTTGCTCACCTCCGGCTGGTAGCTCTCCTCGATAATGCGCACACCCTCCATGAACCGTGCGTCACCGGTATCTTCGGCCACCTTGCGCAGCTGCACGATACGGCTGGCCTTTAACGTGCCTTTGGCGTCGCGGCTCAACAGCCGGAACACCATGTTCACCAATGCCTGCGTCTTTTCGTCGTTGGCCAGCGAGGCGATGTACTCCTTCACGATGGCGATTCCGTCCTCTACCGTGTCCCGGTAGCCGTCCGTCACATACACGCCCAGTGTGATGCGTTTGTCGCCCGCGCTGTTGGTGAAGGTATGACTGCGTTGGTCGTTGCGCATCTTCGTTTTAAACAGGTCGGACTTCATGGCAAGTATAGCCTTGAAATTGTCAAGCACCTTCTGTTTGCTCTCCTTGATCTCCTCGCTGATACCCAGCAACACGGGAATGGAGTTCTCGATCTCCTCGTCCACCATCTGCCTGTACATTTCCCGGTCGGCTTTGGCCTTCTCTTCGGCCGCTTTTCTCGCTTTTTCCCGTTGGAAGGCCTCGAACTCGGCCTTTTCCTCTTCCGTCATTAACACGGTTTGTTTGCTTCTCTCTTCCATAATTCTGATTGTTTTAATGGTTTGTTAATCACTGATAATCTTGTCGCTTTCTAAAAGGGTCTTGAACGCTTTGTCCCGCGCGGCCTTCGTCTCATACACTCCGTAAGTTTTCCACCCTCCGTTGTGCTTTGTGCTGACTTTGATTTTCGGCATCGGATAGTCGTCTTTGCGGATAATGGTGAAGCCGGCCGCTTTCACCTTGTTCTGGTCGTTCAGGGTCATGCATCGTCCTCCTCGTAATTCTGCATTTCAGGCTCTTGACAGACCAATGCCGCCTCGTACTGCTCGTATGTCCATTCGTTGATGTCGCTAAAAAACTCCTCCCGCTCTTCGGCCGACAGCCATGTCGCCGCTTCAAGGAGTTGGATTTTAATCCCGTCAAGGATTTTTCGTGCTTCTGTTTTCATTTCTATTAGTTTTTAGGGGCGTTGGGGTCTATGATTACATAGACGGCCCGGCCCGGTTGTTTCACTTCGTGTTCTTGTCTCTTTTCCGTTTCCTTCACTTTCAGCCCTCCCTTCCGCTCGATGGAGCGCAGCTTTACGGCCAGTTGTTCCAGTTCTTCGGTATCGAGCCGGCCGAAAGGCTTGCCGGCGATCCGGGGATTCAGGCAAAAATCGTTGACCCTTGCCCAGTCCGTGGTGTCGATGCCGATTTTCTGCATGAGTTTCAGACATACGCTTCGGCGGAACCGCAGCTCCTCGCGCAGTTTCTTTCGCCATTCGTCCTGCCCGGTCAGCTGTTCCAGAGCGGTGCAGCACTCGTTGTACTCCGCCCGGGTCATCTCGCGCAGGCTCTCGGTGCGATTCCGTGTATATTGCCTCACGATCGAGCGCTTAAATTCTTCCCGGTCGCCGTAATAGGGCACTTTGCCGAACAGGGCGTAAAACCGGGCGAAATTGGTTACTTCCTGTGCCATGTTCATTCCTCCAATCTATCGGCGATTGCATACATCGCCCAACTCACCATAATAACTTTCACATCGTATCTATCCCTTTCGTCGAGCAAGTCAACCTTGACAACCACCGGTTCCTTAACCATAGCATTCCACACCTCTTCCGCCGTTTCTTTTTCCTCCGGACTTTTCAGTGTCATGATCGACTCAAAGTCTTCCCGGTCAAACTCAAATACGACCTGCACCTTTTGTTTTTCTTCCATAATTCAAAGATTAAACTGGTTTTCGAACAACACTTCGATGCCGCACGAGCTGGCCACGTCGAGCTCGAGCTTGGCGCCCTTCGACAGCTCCCAGCCTCGAAGCATGTAGATATAATCACAACCGAGCAGCAGGGCGATGTCCGCCCGCATGTGCTCCCGCCAATGCGCCTCGTCGGGCAGCCCATTCTTGAACGGGTTCACGGGATTGTAGCCTTTCAAGGCAAGGAATCGTTCCGCATTTCCAAAAGCCGCCTTGCGCTCTTCCAAGTCATAATGGGCTATCGCCCCGCTGATGTACACTTTCTTGTTCATTTTTTTTCTGTGGTTTTGTCGTTCGTAAAATTCATTCAATCGTTCTTCCAGTACCACCGTGTAGTTACACAGTTTGCAGCAGCGTCCCTCTTCTTTTACCGGATATGGGTTATACCCGTATCCGATGAACTTCCTGCCGCAAATGCAGAAGATGTTTTCTTGCGTCTTTTCCATGATCATACTATTTCAAATTGCACTACAAAATCATATTCTCTCCGCAGACGGCGAACCTGTGCGATGTTGTCCGGCTCGCTGCCGTAGGGCAGGTAAACACAGCGTTCTCTCGTGTTGACTTTCACGCCCTTCTTCCGGAGCCTATACAGCAGGTTCTTCCGGCGCATACTCTTTTTGTCCATCTCCCATCCATGTTTTGGCGGCGCCTTCCTCCCATATTGTGTAGGGCTCGCCCGGTTGTTCCATGAAACGGCTCTTGCACCATGCTTTGAAGCCGCTCACCATGATTTTGACATCGGCATCGTATTCCACCTTTCGGGCCGTCCTGCCGGCTGGGTGCATTCCCTCGGCATGGCTGATGAAAACGAACAGCTTTTTGGGATGCCGCTCCTTTAATTCTTTGTAAGCGGGGTAGCTCAACCCGCTATATTGGAAACTGTCTATGATCACCACTCTGGGACTGCCCCTTCGTTTCAACCGTTCCTCCAGTTGATCGATCGGTTCCCGGTCGAGAATCAGCAGCCGCTTGCGTACCTCTTCCATTCGATGGCGTTTCAATGACATTTGCAAAGAGAGCCCCGTGCTCTCCTCCAAACTGTCGTATATCACCTTGTCGAACGCGCAGAGGTATTTGGCCAGTTGCATGACAAAAGAGCTCTTGCCGTTCCCGCTCGACCCCCAGATGATCCACACCCCGCTCTTGGCAGGTCGGCCGATAGAGACGAACCACTGCCCGGTGAACTCGTAACAGGGTATCTTCATGTTAAGCACCTCTTTGGGGCTGTACGCTCGTTTCAGTTTCATGGCTTGGCTCTATTGATATGACCCTATATTGTAGAAAATTGAATATAATATACGGATAAAAGGATATGGGGGGGCAATTGTCCGACACGGATTTTCCGAAAAGGAATATATGCGTCTTTCCATATTTCATTCTGGAATGGACCGGCTTCTTCGACAATACCGTCTTCGTTTACCTTGAACCACAAGATGTTCTGACCTTTATCCTCTAATGTTATTTTCGTCATCATATCTGCACCCTCCTCAATTTCTCGATTTCGGTATATACCCGGCGAAGCCCGCCGCCGGTAAGGTTTACGATCCGGGCGATGTCCGAGCCCTCCGGGGCGTTCATCTTCGCCACGATGGCGGCCTGCGCCCGCAGGAATTTCTCGCGCTCTTTGGCATCGTCGGGGGTCACCTTGCTGTATGTATCGCCATACCGGCTCAACATCTCGGTGTAACCCACCTTCTTGCCCTCGATGGCCCGGTTTATCTTCTCTTTCAACCCGTCGGCTCCCATCATGTACCATGCGCAGCAGCGTTCGGTGGCGTTCCACAGGGCTTTCAATTCCAAAAAAGCCTCGTACTGCAAGTCTCCGGCCTCGTCCAGTACGATAAGCGGGGTGTCTATCGTGCGCAGGTAAGCCACCAGATCCTCGTAGACGTCGCCGTAACGTCCGTAACTGCTCACGCCGAACTCTTTGGCGATATACCGTATCAGTTTGAGTTTCGTTTTCACTTGCGAACAGTCCACATACACGGCGTTTTTGTGGTTTTTGACGTACACCTTCGCCGAGAAGGTCTTCCCAATGTTGGGCATGTCGCACAGAATGGCGCTCAGTCCGCTCTCCTGACACATCTCCAACTGCTTGCTGATAAACGCATAGGTAGGGGTCTTGGCCGCCGTCCACGGCATTTCGGCCCGCAGTTGCACACCCAGCCTCCGGGCGATACCCACCCAGTTGGCATCGCTCACTTGTTTTTCATAATTTCCTCTTTTGATGGAGTTGTACACGCTCGGAGAAATACCCAGAGCCGTCGCATGGCGGTTGTCGCTGGGATAGTTCCCCCGGTCGGCTGCTATCGCCTCCGCAATCCGTTGTTTCAATTCGTTCGTTATTTCCATATTGAATGCTGTTTGAATGTTTTTTTAATATCGTTAGAGTTTGGACATGGCATCTCTTTCAAAAGACGACACATTGAGATATGCCGAATAGTCTTCCGTATCGTCGGCGGGCTGCGTCTCCACCGCCTCGGCTTTTACGGTGGATACCGTTTTCGAGGCCTCTTTGCTCAGGATTCCCAACGGCTTGATTTTGCCCTCCTTGATCATCTTGTCGAACTTGGCTACATATTTTGCCTGTTCGGTATAAGCCTCGCGGTCGGCCGCTGTCTGCTCGACGGTATTCTCGTTATAACGCGGTGCGGGCTTGCAGGCGGCGAGATACCGTCCGTTCTGGTAGATATACACCTCGTCGATGTTTCCGTCGCTGTCGGGCAAATAATAGGCTTCAACCTTGTAGTTACGGGGTTCGAGCCGGGCGATGACTTCCGGGTCGGGAAGGCGGAAATCCTTGTATTGTACCTTGAAATAGCTGTTGTTCCGTATGGTCGTGTTCGTGTGGAAGCCGATATACCGGTAAAGCACGGCCTTGTCCCACGGGCGGAGGTTCGGGTTCTGCATTTTGCAGAATACGTCCCAGCGGGTCATGCCGGGGTATCGCTTCTGATTCGGGTGTAGCTGGTTGTTATACTCGTCGATGGAGCGAATGTCGTCGGCCACCAGCTCGTCGTAGGTATAGCTCTTCACCTTATAGGTGTCGTTGTACTCGTCATATACTTTCTCTTCCTTCGGACGGTTCGCTTCCAGACGGGCCCACCAGCGGCCTATGCCCGCCTGCGAGCGTTTCTCCACGCCGTATTTCTTCTGGCGGTTGAAATGCTCCGCCCGCTTTTCCCGCGAGTTGCCGGGGTTACACCAACGGATCAGCGGGAACACCGTGCCGGCCTGCATCAGGCCGTCGGCGAAGTCCTTCACCAAGTGGTGCTCCACTTCCAGCTCCGCCGGTATGTACATGCCGTTGCGGTCAAGGGTCCGGAACATGTTGCGCATGCAGTCGAGGAACAGTTCGGCGGTTTTCAGCCGGTTGTAAGCGTAGCCCACCACGGCGCCGCTCACCACATCGTAGGCGTAGTAAGCCTTTACCCGGTTGCCGTCCTTCATCGGACGAGGGAGGTCACGGTCGTCGAGGGAGATCTTGCTGAGCGAATAGGCTCCCGTGTAGCGTAAATGGTACGGACGGTAGGCGTTGTTGAAGTCCCATTGGCTCATGTGATGTTTCGCCCTCAACGCCTTGTTCTTGGGATTGGTCAGATAGTTCGCCACCGTCTTGGGACTTAACACGATCGGGTTGCCGTTTTTGTCTGTAAAATCGGCAGGATCGAGTATCTCGCCCGTTTCCGGGTCAAATAATTCGCATTCTCCTTCCAGAAACAGGTTGTATTGTTCCCATACCGTCGTGTTATAGGGCTGTTCCGGTTGGGCGTCTATCGCCAGCAGCACCCGCTCGATGCCGTAAGTCACCTTGCGACGGTTCTGGTTCATGAACTTTCCGCTGATTAAGCTCTCATATCCCTGAGCCTTGAAATCCCACACGCGCCTCTTGAAGCGGTTGGCGCTGATCGGCAACGTATGCCCGAATTCGATTTGATAGTAACTGATCGCCCCCGCCATCTCGCCCCAGTTCACCGGGCCGCCCTTCATGGCTTTGCGCATCAATACCGTGTCGGCCATCAGCGCCAGTACACTCTCTATCACCGAGGCGTTCACCGTGTACTCCTGTATGCGTTCCGGAGGGAGCGTATTACCGTTGTCGAAACGGAATCGGGAATAGAACTCTCGTGCTTTTGCGTCGATGTGGAAGTGGCTGCCGAACCAGTTCCTGAGAATATCGTCTTTCATGTCCCCGTATTTTAGCTTTATCTTCTCCTGAAACCGAATGGGAAGGGTGGCCACTTCTACCAGAGCATAACCTCCCAACCCCCTTCCTGAACGTACCACATGGATTTGTCCCCGGGCTGCCAGCTGCTTATAATTGGCCTCTGACATGATGGGTGCAAGTTCTTCCTCGGAAAGCATCGACGGATGTACATCTTTCAACGCACGACTTCTGCTGTAGTCGCCCTTCCCATCGATGATGACGGGGCGGTCGTCGTATGTCAGATCGTGGTACGATATGCACAATATCTTTCCGTAGTATTCCATATCGCCTCCTCTTACAACACGGCTGCCATCTGTTCCACCTCGCTCTGCAACTGCATGAGGCTGCAAACGTCCAAATTCTCGTAATTCTCTTTCAGTCGGTCGTCCACGAACACGGATACATTCCCGGTCTCACTATACGCCACTATCTTTACACGTGACCCGAATCTCTGGGTCATCGTTTTTTCTCCCTCTTCGTAGGAAGTCTCGCACTTCGGTGCATAGCCGTCTGTCAACTTACCGCCGCGTTGCAGGGCGAGATGGCGTATCCGCCGGGCTTGGTCGCTGTTGCGCTGGAAGGTCAATGCCTGCCATACCGCTTGGCGCGAACACTGGAAGGTCTTTATCAAGAAGGCCTTAGTTTCGTTGTCTGTCAATATCTGCTTTCTCATTTGTCTGTTTATTTGGTGATTGTTATATTTGCGATTGTTTACAATAACTACATCATGAAACCGTCCGGAAAAACTCCCAAGAAATGGAGATTGAACTATGTGATTACATACTTGGATGCCGAAAAGGCAAATCGGTATCGCCAGTTTGTCCTTGACACCCTAATCAGTGCCGCGACATTGCGTAGAATTGACTACGCGATAGACATCGAAGCCCCATTGTTCGACGAAATTCACGATAAATTGCATACGCCTTTTCAAGGATTTGTCGCCGACCTTGTTCGGTTTCGTTCTTCTTCGAACTCTTTATCCTCGATAAAGGAGTTCCGAGCGATAGTCGACGGCCTGTTTCAAGACTATGACATCTTTTTTCGGGGTGATCCGTTCGAGGCTCAGAGTCAGCTCCAAAAATTCCTGAAAGAGGATCCTTTCCCGGAACAGTTCTGTCGCCCGCTGGCCTATCCGTATACGGAGTTCCATAACGGGAAAGAATCAACTCTTTGTATAACTGAGGAAGCTCTTCAAAAGATAATAGACGATAAAGAGGGTTCCCCGAAAAATTCTCAATGGCTTTCATAATCAAAGGCTGTCAATGGCTTTGGTTCGCATTCCTTCTTCGTTCAGAATCTCGTAAAGCCGGGTTCCCTTTTTCAGTTCCTCGCACAACACTTGTAATGCCTCCTCGCACACGCACGACAGGTTCTCGACGACGCGGCAGGTGTCCGAGTCGTTTCGCTCGTCCTCTGTCAGGATGCTCTTGATAAGCTCCAGCGTTTGGTCGGCGACATTCTGCATGTGTGTCACGTTGCCGATCAGCGTGCGCAGCTTCTGTTTGATCCGCGCCTCCATTTTTGTTGGATTCATTGTTGCTTTCATAACTTTAAGTTTTAATGGTTGGATTTTGTGGGGCATGGGGAATCGAACCCCAACGCAAAAACCATTGCCCCGTGTGTCTTTCCACACCGTCCGCCCGTCTCTTGACGCCTTCCGGGCTGTCACGCTCGATTTTTTATTATCCGGCGACATTCTCGTCTTTACCGATAAAGTCAAGGAACATGATAAACTTGCCGCGTAAATCCCGGATCAATTCCAGTTCTAAAATATGGGCAAGCTGGGTAGTGGCGCCGGTAGTATTTAATCGCAATTTTTCGCCAAGCAGGGTATTGGTAATGTTATTCACTTTATTTACCAAATATGACCGGATATCTTCAAGGCTTCCGGAGCTTACCACGGCTTTCAACTTGCGGTATTCGGAAAGTTCAAGCTGTACTTTATACATATCTTCCGCATGATCCATAAAAAATGACTCATAATCCTCATTCATGATTCGCGTATAGTTGTCGGCCTCTTCCAATAGGCCATCGATACGGCATTTCACCCGTTCGGCTACAAAATCCCGCTTTTTCATCATCGTTTCTTGATTTTCCATCATCTCACTTGTTAATAATAGGTTTCGGTTCATATTCTTTAATCTCTGACACTCGTTAATTTCAAGCCAATTTTGTATATTTGGCCGCTGTTTACTACTTAAACACTCTGCAAATATAAACAAGATTTCTCGTCTATGCAAGAAAACAAACAAGAAAAGTCGGCTATAAAGCAAAATATCTTGCTTTATTTATCGAATAAAGGGGTAACGTCCTATGAATTTTATAAAATATCAGGGGTTACAAGAGGTATTTTACAGCAAAGCAATGGTATTAGCGAAGATAATATTGCGAAATTTCTTGCCTATGCTCCTGATGTCAATATAGAGTGGCTGCTTACGGGAAAAGGGGATATGCTCAAGCATGCCTCAACCAATGTGGACTCTACTATTGTAACTCCGCTCGACAATACAGACCAGCCCAAAGCCATGCCTTTGGCGAACGTGTTGGGAAATATAAAAGTAAAACCAATTCCTTTGGTTACTGAAACAGCAGCGGCTGGCTTTGGTAACGGTCTCCTCTCTATTGAAGAAAAAGATGTAAAAGAATACTACGTTATACCCAAGTTTCGCTACTGCAATGTGGATTTCATGATCGAAGTATCCGGTCTTTCCATGTACCCGCATTTTAACCCCGGGGACGTGATAGCCTGCACTATACTTAAAGACCGAAAATTTTTACAATGGAATAAATGTCACGTCATTGCTACACGTGAGCAAGGTATTCTCGTGAAACGGCTTATGCCGAGTACAAAAGATGGTTATATTACAGTAGTGTCCGATAACAAGGAATATCCAGCTTTCGATGTACCGTTCGATGAGATAACAGGTCTCGCCCTTGTGGTTGG